GCTGTCAAGAGCAACCGGGTTTACGGGCACCATGTTGCCTTCGTTTCCGGAAGGCCAAGCCGCGCAAGCAGAAACTCGTTTGGCGAATTTGAAAGGCAAGATCACTGCACTTGGTAAAGCGCAAGCTGCGGCAACAGGCGCGATTGGATCTATCGCTAACCAAGAGTGGAAAATTCTTTCCGATCAGATTGCGGCCATTGATCCTGTTAAGGGCGCAGGGCCTTTACTGGAACAGATTGGTCTTGTAGAGGCGCAGGCATTGGGCGCGATGGAGCGAATGCGCGATGAGTATTCACGCCAGTTCAATGAAGACTTTGAGCGGTTCCCGCAGTTCAGAGACCTACCGCCGCCAAAGTCAACGCAGCCCAAGGGGCGCAAGTCCGGTGGGGCTGTGACGCCTGCTGGCGCAGCGCCAGCCGCAACCAAATCCGGCGCAACGGTGAGTAACTGGTAATGCCACGCGACATCACAGTCACCTTCGACGACGGCACTTCGCACGTCTATCGCAACGCGCCCGATGACGTCACGCCTGACGCAGTTCAGACGCGGGCGCAAAAGGAGTTTGGTAAGGCTGTCAAGGCGATGGACGGTGGGCGAGCAGCCACGTCTGCCCAATCCATAGATTCAATCAAGGCCCCCGACGGCGTTTACAGAGTGACCATCACTGGCACCGGGAGTGCGCCCGCTCAACCGTCAGAAGTTCCGTTCGGGCGCCGCGCGATTCAGTTTGTGCGACCTACTGTCGAGGCGCTTGGTAGCGTAGGCGGCGGCATTGTGGGCGGCACCGCCGGCACGTTTGGCGCAGGGCCTGTCGGCACGCTGGTCGGCGCAATTACCGGCGAGGGGTTAGGGTACGGCGCCGCGAAGACAGGCTTGGACGTGTTGGAGACGGCGCTTGGCTATCGTCAAGGTCCACGCACCGTGCTTGAGGCAGTGGAAACCGGCGCCAAAGACGTTGCGACCGGCTCGCTTATAGGTGGTATTGGCCGTGGCATCGTAGGCCCTGCCGTGGCCAAGGCTGGCGAGTACGTCAGCAAGATCAAGAACATCAAGCTCGACACCTACTTGCAGGCCCTTGACAACAAGGGCGACGACATCATCGCCGCGCTGCGCGGCAAGCCGTCTGCTGTGCCAGGCGCGGCGCCGACTGCCGGCGAGATAGCCGCGCCTGCGGGCAGTGTACGGTTCTCGGCGTTGCAATCGCAAGCGTCCAAGGTGCCTGCAATGGCGTCTGATTACGCCGCGATGGCCGCGCAGACCAACCAAGCTCGGCTGGCGCAGCAGGGGCGGGCAGACGCCAAGTTCCAAGCGGCAGCCGCCAAGGCCAAGGCCAAGATTGATCGTGGCCTGACCACCGTAAGCCAGCGCGAAACTGGCGAGACATTGTTGGCTGCTGCCGAGGCTGAGAAGGAAGCCGTCAAGAAGCAGGTGGTTGAGCCGGCGTATGCAAAAGCGTTTGCGGCGGCTGGTGACGACAAGATCGACGTCAGCAACGTCGTCAAAGAAGCCGAGTCGATTCTGAAGCGCAAACTGTCTACGTTTGATCCCAGCACTGCACCAGAAACGGTTGGCAAGCTGCTGTCACTGCAACCAAAAGCCCCCGCCGCCAAGCCGGTTGGTGCTGGCGTCGTGTCGTCCAAACTGAAAGCCCCGACGCCGCCTGCTGGCGCGCCTGAGGTCACGTTGGCGCAGCTTGATGACGTGCGCAAAGCCATCAACGCCGACATCGCGGCTGCCGCGCGGTCAAGCGACCCGGCTGCGGCCACAACGCTGCGCAACTTGGGCAACCTGCACAAGTCAATTGACGAGGCAATAGCGGGCAGCGCCACGTTGTCCGATGAGGCCAAGGGTTTGTACCGCGAAGCGCTGAATACGTACCGCACGCAGTACGCGCCTCGGTTCAAGACCGGCGTCAACGCCAACCTGTTCAAGCAGACGGCGCTCAACGAGCCCAAGCTGAACCCGGATGATGTCGTCAAGACGTATTTCCAGCCCAAGGGCGAGCGCGAGGCCCAGCAGTTTGTGACGATGTTCGGCAAGAACGCCGATGCGTTGAAGGTGGCGCGCTCGGGCATTGAAGACCTGTACCGCCGCGAAGTCACGGACGCTGCTGGCCGCGTGACGCCCGAGGCACACGCCAAGTTTGTCAAGAAGTACGCAGACCCGCTGCGCATTCTTGACGACGCCGGAGTGAACGTCTCGCAGCGCCTTGACGTTGTTGCCAAGGATGCTGCGCGGCTGGCCAAGATCCAAGAACTTGCTGAAGCCAGCGGCAACAAACTTGCACCTGCGCTGCCGCCGGGCGCAAACGCGATGGCAGTGCAAAAGCGTATTGATGAGCTTACGCAAGGCTTGACGCCTCAGCAAAAGACGCACATCGGCGCTGTCAAGGAAGACCTGTTGCGAGAGGCCGAGTTTCAACGCCTTGTCCAAGCTGGCGCGCAATCTGAAGTTAAGGTCAAAGGGTTGGGTACGGAGACAGGCAAGCAGTTGGGCCTCCCACTACCCAATCCTTTGATAGTGGCGGTTACGCTTTTCAACAACGTCTACAAGCGGTTGGCGCTGCGGATGGACGATAAGATTGCGTTGGAGATTGCACGCGAACTTACCAGCCCTGCGATGGCTGCCGATTCAATTTCCAAGGCCATCCGTCTGCAGGCTGATCGTGCGGCAACTAACCAACTGCGCGGCCAACAGTATGGCCGCGCGGCAACAATAGGTGCTGGGGTCGAGATCGCGCCCCGAGCGGAACCGGCAAACTACAACGCCTTCACTCAACCTCAAAACGCCTTAGCACCATGAGCGACATCGACCCCGTGAAATTCGGCCTGCTGATCGGCCAGGTCAAGACGCTGGAAGACCAGGTGGCAGCGATGCAGAGTGACATCAAGGAGTTGCTGGCCTTGGCCAACAAGGGCAAGGGCGGCTTCTGGATGGGCATGACCATCGCGTCTGCGTTCGGCGGCATCGTGTCTTGGGTCGCTACTCACTGGCCAGGCAAATGAACTTCGACACCGCGTTCGCGCTACTGCTTGGCCACGAAAGCGACTTCAGCGATCACCCGGCAGACCCCGGAGGCAAGACCCGCTTCGGCGTCACCGAGGCGGTGGCCCGCGAGGTCGGCTACAAGGGCGACATGCGGGAGTTGCCGCTGGATTTGGCCAAGCGGATTTACCTTGAGCGGTACTGGAAGCCAGTGCGTGCTGACGATCTGCCGCCAGGCATCCGCTACGCTACGTTCGACGCCGCGGTGAACTCAGGGCCGCATCAAGCCACGCTGTGGCTGCAGCGGGCGCTGGGTGTGACGGCTGATGGGGTCATCGGCCCCAAGACGTTGGCTGCAACGTATGCGCAGGACATGAACGCGTTGCGGTTGCGGGTGCTGGCGCAGCGCCTGCGCTTCATGACCGGCCTGACCAACTGGCCGGCCTTCTCACGCGGCTGGGCTCGCCGCATCGCTGACTTGATGGAGACTTGACATGAACGCTACGATCATCCAGGCGCTGGTGCGCCACATCCTCACCGCTCTTGCTGGCGGCTTTGCCGTGAAGTACGGCGTGGACGGCGGCACGATGGACGCCGTCATCGGTGGGGCATCTGCAGCGGCTGGTCTGGGCTGGTCGCTGTGGGACAAGCGCCAGAAGTGATCTGACGCAGCAGCGGGCCAGCGGTGTAGACCCACCGGTACTTGGTCCGCGTTGTCGGGTCGGCGCGCTTGGTGCGGGTGACCCAGCCTGTTTGCTCGGCATAGCGCAGGGATGCGGCCACGTTGTTGGGCTTCATGTCCCACTTTATGCCGACGTCGTGGGTTGTCAGCTCTTCGTCGGGGTTGCGGGCAAAGAAAACCGCCACGTGGGTGACGATGCTCATGTGTTCTCCTTGATCCCATGCGCGGCCTCGACCGCTCGGGCAAATTCCCGGTGCTCCCAATCTGCGCTCATTGGCTCACGCCATAGGCGATCAAGCTCCTCGTCGCTCAGGGGCTCCTGCACCGTCTGCTCCAGCGCGGCGCGGAGGTTAATCAACACTTGGGCATGGTGCGACACCAGCAGACCGGACTCCAACACCTCCAGCGCCTGACGCGCAGCGTCTCTCAGGTCACTCATACCAACACCCCCACAACGAACGCAATCGCACCAACGAGACAAACAACGCCCAGCCCAAGCACCACCAGTTTGCCCAAGGACTCCACGGCGTCGTCATCAACGCCGACCTCGGTTGCGGCTTCCGCCGCCTCGGGGTAGCGGCCTTGATAGTCACAGCCTTTCGGCATCTTGTTCATGCACCCTCCCCAGCCAACGTGGCCTTCAGACGTTCGATGCGGTTCTGGTGGTACATCACCATAGCCTCGGCGTACTCACGGGCGCTGTGAGCCTCTAGCAGGGCTCGGCGGGCCTGGTCGTACTCTTGCGCGGCCAGCACCTCCGCAGACGGCGGCTGGTACAGCGACTTGAGGGTTTTCCACATGCTCACTTGATTGCCTCCTTCAGGATCTCCATGCGTTCCCGCGCGGCGCGCAGGACGGTGTAGCGTTGATGCAGCCGCTCCAAGATGGTGACGCGGCGCAGCGTCTTGCGCTCCTGCTCCAGCAGGGTCAGCACCTCTTGCTCAGTCTTGCTTGACAGGTGCTCGTTGAGCCATCGCCAGTTCATGCTTCTTCTCCAGTGTGTTGATGGTGACCAGCACCCTATGCAGCCTGCGCTGCGCCATGTTGAACGCCTTGAGCGCGATCTTGTGCTCCACCCGCGCTACCTTCAGCCGCTCCGTGATCTTCTTCACTTCAATGCCTCCAAGGCCAGTTGGGAAAGGGATTGCTTGTCGTGCAGCGCCACCCAGATCTTTTGGTCCACGGTGTCTGCAGTCAGCAGGACGTAGTTCCACACGTCACGCGCCTGGCCGCTGCGGTGCAGGCGCCCAATGGTCTGCTCGTACAACTCCAGCGACCACGGCAGCGACAGCCATATCATGTGGTGCCCGCCGTGCTGCAGGTTCAGCCCGTGGCCGGCGCTCTTGGGATGGATAGCCAGCAGCCGCACCTGGCCGGCGTTCCAGCCCCCGATCACGTCCCACTTCTCATCCATCGCCGCCAGCGTGGGGTAACGCCTGCGCAACTCGTTCAACTCCTCGACGTAGTTGTAGACGACGATGGTGTTGGCGTGCTGGTTCTCTGACAGGATGTCGTCCAGCGCGTCGAACTTGTGCGGCGACAACCAGCGCGGACCAAAGTCGGTGTACAAGAACCCGCTGGACATCTGCTGCAGTTTCTGCGTGACCACCGCGGCGTTCTGCGCGATGGTCGTCTCGTTGCCGAACTGCAGCACGAAGTCCTTCTTCATCTTCTTGTAGTCGTCCATCGCCATGCTGCAGGGCATCTCCACCGTGTGCAGCGGGGGCAGTTTGTCCTTGTACTCGCCAGGCTCCAGCACATAGGTGGCCGGCTTGATGCGCTGCATCACGGCGGGCAGCGAGCCAGGCCGGGGCTCCCACTCGGTGTGCGTGCCGCGGTTGTTCTGGTAGAAGTACTGCTGCATGAACGCGCCCTTGCTGCGGCCCAGCAGGCTCTGGTCAATCACCTTGCACTGCCCGAACACATCCTCCAGCCCGTTGCTGGTGAACGAGCCGGTCAGGCCCCAGCGGATCTCGACGGACTTGATGACCTTCTCAAACGCCTTGAAGCGTTTGCCGCTGGGGTTCTTCAGGCGCGTCAACTCGTCGAACACTACGCCCGTGAAGTCGGACAGGTCAAGGTCGCCTAGCCACTGCAGGTTGTCGTAGTTGATGACCACCACATCAGCGTCGGAGTACAGCGCAGCGATGCGTTGCGCTGGCGTACCGACCGCCACCCGCACCTTGAGATATGGCGCCCACTTGGTAGCCTCCACCGGCCAGACCGAAGTGACCACCCGCAACGGCGCGACGACGAGGAAGCGGATGCCTTCGGCAGCCACCAGATCGCGCATGGCCGTCAGCGTGATCGCTGTCTTGCCTGCGCCGACCGGCGCGAGGATCATCGCCCGGTCGTGCTCGTACAGGAAGTCGGCGGCCTGCTCTTGATAGGGTCTAAGAGTGATGCTCATTGAACGCTCGCGTAGGTTCGCCGTGAACGGATGCGAGATATAGCTGATGGATCGACGCCAAACTTTTTGGCAAGCGCGGCGTTGCTCATTTCGCTTGCTCGGACATGGCGCACTTGATCGTTGGTCAACTTCGACATCGGTTGCTTTTCGCCGCGCAACCGCTGCTCCGTAGTTGGCAAAACGATTCGGTTCTTCCGAGACGCATCACGCATGTTGTCGGCTGCTGTCCCCAGAAACAGATGATGGGGGTTGACGCAAAGCCTGACATCGCAGTGATGGCACACATACATGCCTTTTGGGATTTCCCCACAAAAAAGTCTCCAGCTTGCGCGGTGCGCATATTCGACCTCGCCGTTTGACACCCCAAATCGACCGTACCCCACTGACTCAATATGCGATGCAGTCCATATCCAACACCCGGCAATCGGCACCTGCACAACCTTGTCCATAAATCGCGCCATCAGCTTCATACCGACACCACCCAATCCAAGAAGTGATCCACGTCTTCGGCGCCGTAAAGGCAGCAGTAGTTGCACCCCATCAAACTCATGTCGTCGCGGAAAACCCGTTGCAGCGGGGACAAATAGCCCGACTTGGTCTTGACCTCGACGAACCACACGCGGCCACCAGGCAGCACGACCAGACGGTCGGCCACACCACGGTGAGCGGGCGATACGAACTTGTACGCCTTGCCGCCGAGGGCTTCTACGCCCTTGACCAGCCTGCGTTCGACATCTTTCTCAAGCATCGGCTTCTCCGAAATTTTGTGTTTGGCCATGTCCGTAACTTTACAGCGGCAAAAAGTCTTGTGCAAGTCTTTTTTGTCGGCTACACTGCAGACCTCATCACTTCACTGGAGTTCAATCATGGAAGACAAAAGCGGGCCGGCGTTTCCGTGTCACAACGACTCGGCGCTAGAGTACAACTGGATATCGTCTGGCATGACCCTGCGCGACTACTTCGCGGCCAAGGCGATGCAATCAATAATCCAAGCGAGGACTACGGTAAACGGGGAATTTGAGACCTCTTTTGCTACGGTGGTCGATTGCGGTCTTGGACACCCCATATATGAAGGGGTTACGTGGGCTGACGATGTTGCCGGGGACGCTTACTTCATGGCCGACGCCATGCTGAAAGCGAGGAACGAGTGCTGAAAGCGAGGAACGAGTGATGCAACACAGTAAAGTAGTCGGCGGTTCCTCCGCCAAGCGCGTCATCAACTGCCCAGGCAGCGTGGCGCTCGTTGCCAAGATGCCGCCGCAGGCGTCGTCCAAGTACGCCGAGGAGGGCACGCTCCTTCACGGCTGCATGGAGGACCTGCTGGCCGACGGCGAGATGGGCGACATCATCGCTAAGCACAACCTGTCGCCCGAGCAGGCCGAGAAGCTGCAGTTCTGCCTTGACGCGCTCGACCAGATCGACCCCGAGCAGACGATGCAGTTTGTGCAGGAGGTCGAGGTCGAGTTTGAGGGCGTCAAGGTGCTGGAAGGCGTTTTCGGCAACGCCGACCTGATCGGGCGCGTGGGTGACCGCGCTGTCGTGCTGGACTGGAAGTTCGGCGACGGCGTGATGGTCGAGGCCGAGGAGTCCGAGCAGGGGCTGTTCTACGCCGCGGCGGCTCTCAAGACCAGCAAGGTGCAGTGGGCCTTTGACGGCGCGACTGAGGTCGAGATCGTGATCGTCCAGCCGCCCCATGTGCGCCGCTGGGTGACGACGTTCAAGCGCGTGCATGAGTTTGAGCGTGAACTGGTCGTGGCCGTGCAAGCCGCCAAGCGGCCCGACGCGCCCGTCGTCATCGGCGACCACTGCCGCTGGTGTACTGCCAAGCCGATCTGCCCGCAAGTCAGTGGTGCGGTGGACCGCGTAACCCACACGGCGCTGGCCACGGTGGACCCCGAGGCGCTGGGCCAGGCGCTGGCGCTGGCCGAGCGGCTGGAGGACTTCATCGCTGACGCTCGCAAGCTGGCGCAGGAGCGGCTGGAGAAGGGCATGCCCGTGCCGGGTTATAAACTGGTGCCCAAGCGGGCGACCCGGCAGTGGGTCGACGACAAGGCGATGCACGTTTTGTGGCTCAACGCCGGCATCTGCCCCACTGTCTACCAAGAAATCAAATTGCGCAGTCCTGCTCAGATGGAGAAGGTCTGCAAGGAGCACGGCGTGGAGTTCCCGGCCAATCAGGTCGTGAGCGTCTCGTCAGGCAACACCCTCGCACCGGAGAGCGATCCCCGGCCCGCGGCGGTGCTTATCGGGCAGCAACTCGTTGCTGCTCTCTCGAAAATCAAGTGAAAGGTTCAATCGTGTCCAATATCGTTGCGTTCTCTCAAGCCGGTCTGCCGGCAGTTTCTTCCCTGTCCACGGCTCTTCGCGCCATCGCACCTGACGTGGCCTCGGCCACCGTCATCGTGAAGATGGACAAGACGGGCCACTGGGTGTTCGGCGCGGATCAGACCGAGGTGGAAGACGGCTCCCTGTGGGCCGTCAATCCCTTCAGTTTCGTCCACGGCTTCATCGCGTGGGGTGAGGGGGAGGTGCTGGGCGAGAAGATGGTCGGCATCACCCAGCCGCTGCCCGAACTCGACGTGGCGCCCCCCGGCGCCAAGCGGGGTTGGGAGGCACAGGTGGGGTTCAGCCTGAAGTGCGTCAGCGGCGAAGACGCCGGCATGGAGGCGCGGTATACCGTGACTTCTGTCGGCGGCAAGCGCGCAGTGCAGACGCTGGCGGTCGAGATCGCCACGCAAGTGGAGAAGGACCAGACCAAGCCGGTGC